ATTATGGCAAAACCAGGACTCTACGCAAACATACACGCAAAAAGAAAACGCATTGCAGCTGGCTCAGGAGAAAAAATGCGTAAACCAGGATCAGCTGGTTCACCATCTGCAAAAAACTTTAAACAAGCTGCTAAGACAGCCAAGAAACCAAAAACTTTAATGGGATAATTTTATGACAGGTAAATTAAAAGGTAAACAAAAAAAGATTGATGTTAACAATAATAACAGAGTAGATGCACAAGACTTTGCTATGTTAAGAAACAAACAAAAACAAAAACCAAAAAAACAAACATTATTAGGATAACATTATGCCTTACGGTCCTGGAACATATGGCTCTACTAAAGGTAGACCACCAATGAAAAGAAAAAAGAAAAAAACTAAAAAGAAAACTTTGATGGGTTAAATGGCGTTAAAGAAACACCAAAGTCCATCAGGCGGTCTTAATGCTGCTGGTAGAAAACATCATGGAGTGAAAGCTCCAGTTAACACAGGTACTAACCCTAGACGAGTATCTTTTGCTGCACGTTTTGCTGGCATGAAAGGACCAATGAAGAAACCTGATGGTAGTCCAACTCGTAAAGCCTTAGCTCTAAAGAAATGGGGTTTTGGTTCAGTAGCGTCTGCTAGAAGTTTTGCTAACACAAATAAAAAAGATGCTTAATTATGGGTAAAAAAAACAACAAAGACAGCAACAAAAGTATTAGAAAAGATCCTAATAAATTTAATACTAGTGGTACTCGGTACGTTGGCAAACTAGCTGGAGCTATCAAAGAAGCCAACGAAAGAAATTATAATAAAAGTAGAGCTGGTAGATTAGAAAATGCAGCTAAAGAAAGTCTAGGTGGTGATCGTAAAATACAGACACCAACAACTATTGCAACTCGATCTGCGTTATTAGAAAACAATAGAAACACATTATTAAGTAAAGCCAAAGCCAACACCTTAAATAGTGGTGGTTTAAATAACTTAGCAAAAGCTAACAGACAACTAGGTTTTAATGAAACAACTGGTATGGGGATAAAAGAGTCTGCTCAATACCAAGCAACTAGACCTGAAATGAAAAGAGATTTGAAAAAAACAAAAGAGAGATTATTCAAATTACCAACTATAACAAGTTTATTGTTTAATGCTTTAAGTAAATCAGACGAAAAATTATCTAAATAAATAAAGTGCTAGACATAGAACTTAGTCAAGACCCTAATGCTTTATTAGATTTCTTAACAGAAGAAAACTTTAAGTATCTACCTGAGCATAAAGATAATTTAATTTATGCTTATATCTTTCGATTTGTAAAACATAACACAACATTAGGTTATGTGTGGCTATATGAATTAGAAAAGTATCAAGACAATTTTGTTACACATATGTGTGTAGCACAACAATATCAAGGTCGTGTGTTAACCAGACACACGGTAAATAAATTTTATCAAATGAGTTATCAGCTTGGAGCTGTTGCGTTGCTAACAGATGAAATCGATGCTGACCACATAAAACTATATGAACGCATTGGCTGGTCAAATCAAAATGACCAAACAGTTGCAATTCAATTACCTTATCAATGGAGAAAATAAATGGGCAAAGCCTTAAAAAAAGTTAAAAAGAAAATAGTTACAGATATATTACCGAATGAAATATTGCCATCACCCCCAGCGGTGGTTGAGCCAGAGCCAGTTGAGCCACCAATGGTAGCAGAACCAACGCCAAAACCAAAAGGAGATGGTCCAAGGATTGCAATACCAGGACCGATAGAAAGTAATCCAGTAGTAACAGATGGTATTGCTAATTTAAAACCAGATCCAAAGGTAGTTCCTGTAGATCCAGTTGTGTCTGATCCTGTTCCAGTTGATCCAACACCAACGGAAACTGAAGAAACAGCTCAAGCTGTACAGCGTAAGAAAAAAGGTCGTAAGTCATTAATCAATACTAGTCCACAAGGACTAGGTGGTACGGCTACAACCTACTCCCCAACCCTTCTAGGTTAATTATATGCAAGATAAAAAAGCAGCAATGCTCGTAGATAGATTTTCTACACTGAAAACTACTAGGTCAACGTGGGAAAGTCATTGGCAAGAAATAGCTGACTACATGCTACCACGCAAAGCTGACATTACACAGCAACGAACTCGTGGAGATAAAAGAAACCAAGTAATCTTTGATGGCACTGCCATCCACGCCCTTGAATTATTAGGTTCTAGTTTGCATGGTATGTTAACCAATGCAGCGTCACCGTGGTTTACATTAGCATTTAAAGATAGTGAACTCCAACAAGATGACGAAGCTCAAGAGTGGTTAGACAGTGTTACTGAAGATATGTACACTGCATTTAACCGATCCAACTTTCAACAAGAAGTACAAGAACTGTATCAAGATTTAATATCGTTTGGTACATCAGCTATGTTTGTATCAGCTGATGATAAGAACATGGTACGTTTTAATACTAGACACATTAAAGAAATATACATTGCGGAAAACGAAAAAGGACAAGTTGATACGGTCTTTAGATTATTTACCATATCAGCACGAGCTGCGGTAAATCTATTTGGTGAAAACAATGTCGGTGCTGCTATCTTAAATAAATTTAAACAAGATGTGTATGCTGATGTAGATTTACTACATGTGGTTATGCCACGAGATGGTTATGATACTAGTAAACAAGATGCACAAAACATGCCGTTTAAATCTTGTTACTTAGATCCCAATGACGTTCACATGATTAGTGAAGGTGGCTTCCGTGAGTTTCCTTATGTTGTACCAAGATATTTAAAAGCTAGTTATGAGATCTATGGTCGTTCACCATCAATGAATGCTTTACCTGATGTTAAGATGCTTAACAAAATGTCAGAGGTTGCTATCAAGGCTGGACAAAAACAAATTGATCCACCGTTGATGATACCTGATGACGGTTTCATGTTACCAATAAGAACTGTACCTGGTGGCTTAAACTTTTATCGTTCAGGTAGTCGTGACCGAATTGAACCATTAAACATTGGAGCAAACAATCCAATAACACTAAATATGATTCAAGACCGTCAGCTGGCAGTACAAAAAACATTTTATGTCGATCAGCTGTTAACTTCACAAGGTGGCAACATGACGGCTACTGAAGTTCTACAACGTAATGAAGAAAAAATGAGATTGCTTGGACCAGTGCTAGGTCGATTACAGTCAGAGTTATTACAACCATTAATAGAACGAGTTTATAAAATATTAGAACGTCAAGGTGTATTTAGACCAGCACCAGAGATACTAGCTCAACAAGATGTGGAGATCGAATATGTTAGCCCACTTGCCAAAGCTCAAAAATCTGGTGACTTAAATACCGTTATGCGTGGCGTTGAAATCTTTGGAGCTATGTCACAGTTTGCTCCAGTATTAGATTATCTAGATACTGACGGTTTAGCTAAGTATGTACAAAAAGTATTAGGCTTACCAGCTGCCGTTATGAAATCAGATGCCCAGGTTCAACAACTAAGAAATGAACGACAACAACAACAACAAGCCCAAGCTGAACAAGAGCAGTTAGTGCAACAAGCTGAAGCAGCTGGAGCTGCTGCTCCGATGGTGAAGGCTGTACAATAAGGAGAAAACTATGGCGGATGAGCAACAAAATCCCAACCAAGAAGAACAACAAGAAAAGATTAATCAGTTAGTAACTGATTACAAAACTACTTTTGGCACTGAGAATGGTCAAAGAGTATTAATTGATTTGCAAAATCGTTGTCACCTATTTTCGACAACCAATGTCAAAGGTGATGCCCATGAAAGTGCATTTAACGAAGGACAACGAGCTGCAATATTATTTATAACCCAAATGATGAATAGGAAAATATAATGGAAATTTTAAATTATATAACAAAAGCACGAGAACTATGGCTATCTTTAAAATCTAAATGGAAAGCTGCTAGCGTAGTAATAGCCATAATCATAATTTATTTAATTATAACATAAGGAGAACACTATGTCAGAAGATCAGGTAACGGCTGTCGAACAACAAAGCCAACCGTCTGAGCCAACTGCAACAGAAACTCCAACTACAGAAGTTAGTTGGCGTGACAGTTTACCAGACGATATAAAAGGTAATACTTCATTAGAAAAATTTAGTGACGTATCAACATTAGCTAAAAGCTATATCAATGCTGAATCAATGATCGGCAAAGATAAGATGGTAGTGCCAGGAGTAAATACTACTGAAGATGAGTGGAATGATATTTACACTAAACTTGGTAGACCAACGACACCAGATGAATATAATTTAGAACTAGCCTTAGAAGAAGGTGAAGCTGTGGATGACCAACTGTTTGCATCGTTTAAAGATGCAGCTCATAAGAATGGGTTATCACCACAACAAGCTCAAGGTATTTTAGATTATTATAGTGCCATCAGCACTGAAACTTTGAACGAACAAAGTAATGCTGGTATGTTAGCCCAAGAACAAAGCTCTCGTGAGCTGC